TCTTTGATGAAATCCTTGCGCAGTTCAAAATGGGCCTCCGCGGTTTCCGCAAATTCATTTTCGGCCTGTTCGTCTCTGTGGCGCCGTTCCTCGCGGGCTTCGGCTTCGGGGTCTGGCTGCTGCGATTGCTGGCGCTCCTTGTAGAGCGTGATTCCGGACGAATCTGTCCTGTAGAAGTAACGAACGTCGTTAGCATCCTCCGGCACGGTCATTTCTCTTTTCAAATCCCAGCGGTGATACCCGTCGCAATAGACCATACCGACGTTTTGACCGTTGAACTCGCCGGTTCTTTCAATCTGATATGCAAACTTGTCTGCAATTTCAGTCCATTCAGCAAATTTCTTTCGGATTTCCTGCTCGGAAATCAGACTTTTCAGAACACTGTTGAAATTCGCTGTGCCGATGGCGTCAAGTGCTTTGTTCTTATCCTCCGGGCTGTCCAGCTTGTCAAGCTCCAGATAATCGTTGAGCGTCGCACCGCGGGATTCAGCTTTCTGGAATTTCTGCCGGTCGAGGTCAAGCAGTTTTACACGGCGGCGAATGGTGGTCTGAGAGAAGCCGGATTTTTCGGCGATTTCAGCTACGGAATCGCCCATGTTGAGCATCATCTGGAAGCCTTGCGCCTGCTCATAGACGGTCAGATCGCTGCGCTGCATATTCTCAACAAGCATGGTCTGAAGCTGCTCGCGCTCGGACATTTCGACCACCACGCACGGCAGCTCTGTCAGGCCCGCGATCTTCGCGGCGGCATAACGGCGGTGACCGATGATGATGGTAAAGTCCGTATTGGAGTTGTCCGGTTCATCCGGAACGACCGTCAGGTTCTGCAGGATGCCGCTGGCTTTGATGCTTGCAGCAAGCTCCGACAGATCACCGAGATCCTTGCGCGGATTGTCGGAGTGTGGGAAAAGACGGTCGATTGCGATATTTACGATTTGAGGCATTTGTGAATCTCCTTTCAGTTCAGGGGCGCGTTTGCGCTCCGTTTACGCGGCACCAATGCCGCTGCGCTTTTTTCTTCCGCGCCAGCCGGCAGGTTGGGCAGAATGTATTTTCTTTGCGCTCGATGAAAGAACGACCGCAGCGAGCGCAGTGCTGCGGCGGGATTCTGCGGAACTCGGTGCATTCGTCGCAGTTTTCACAGCGGTCACACCCTTTGATTTCATCCCAGTTTGCGCACATGAGCCGCTGCCAGTATGGATTATCGTCAATGTCGTTGATGCGCTTGCGGAGCACTGAGCAAAGCATTTCAAGTGTTTGCACGGTTTCTGTTCGCGTTCTGGACAGGTGTACCGCCTGCTTTACGGTCGGGTCTGGCGCGCCATAACCCCAAGGCTTATCTTTGAGCATGGCGCGTACTTTGTCCTGATTCTCGGTCAGATAGACGAAATAAACTTTCCCGCGCACGGCTTTTTCGGATTTGCCGAGTGCCTTGCCAATGGCGGTGTAGCTGTTGCCTTTTCGGATTCCGTCTGCCAGCACATCGAAGTCGGTCTGTGTCCAAGCTGCGGATGAACCATGATTGTCGGCCTTGACAGGACGCTCTTTTATACCGAGGTCGTTGCACCGGCGCTGGATCGCGCCTGCGGACCGACGCAGTATATCAGAAAGCTCAGCGTATCCGTACCGATGCTGCTGAAGCAGCATTTTCAGCCGCGCGTCTTCATCGGGTGTCCATGGGTCTTTCCGCTGGATGGCAAATGCCTGAAAGTCCTTCTTGCGCTGCTCGGCTACCCATGCAGGCTCCTCGCCCAGCGCCAACGGCTCCATTTTGGAAAAATCAATGAACGAGCGGTGCTGTTCTGCCCATTTCCAAAACTCATTGAGCCGAATGACACGAAAACTGTTCTGATTGACGCGCTTTGTGTGAATCGGGAGGCCGCGGTTTTCAACCCAGCTTTTCAGCTTGTAGTTCCCACCGGCATTGGTGCCGCAAACGGCGATTATAAGCTGATTCATGGATATGTAGTCGCCGCCGAATAGAACCGGGCCAAGCCCCAGCCTGTTTTTTCGCACGACGACAGCCTCGACGGAGCGGTTAAGGCGCTTTGCAATCGCGGGGATTGACATGACACCATTGATCTTGGAGGAATTGTTCTTCTGCTTTTGTCCATCCTGCGTGATAGCTTTGCAGTCCGAGCGAACGCCTCTTTTGTCGTACAGACCCTTCCGTCCGGCCAAGCGCTGCGGCAATAGCCGCTGCCGGCTGTGAGCGACTATGCTCGCGGAGATATTGAAGTTGATCGTCCGTCCATTTTCCCATGTGTCAGGCGATTCCTCCTTTCTGTCAGAATAGTGTGAGCTGCCCGGCTTTCGTTTCCTGCAAGGGCAAGGGCGGCAGCGCGGCAGACGATTTTAACTTGCCGGTAACTTGCTCGGCGGGTTTTTCGTCTGTCTGAAGCAGTAAATCCATCTGCGCCCAAATGCGGCGGTAGTGCCAGATGTCGCGGAAATAAAACGGGGTGTACCATATGTTCTGGTCTGGCCGGGGGATAAGCCCCCGGCGGTCAAGTGCTGTTGAGGGATGAAGAAGCGTGTCGCCAATCACGACGTACCCGGCGCAGCCCATGAGCGAGAGCTGCAGGTAGCACATCAGACCAACGATGTAGTCAATGTCCTGTGCCACAAAGAGCACGGAGGTCTGGTAGTTGATTTCCTGTCGCGTACAGGCATTTGCAAACGCCACCAGCAACGCTCCTGCACCACAAGCGCAATCGTTGACGGAGATCCAGCCGTCCCGCTCTATACGCGCTTGGAGGTCTGTGCCGGTGATCTCAGCCATCATGCGGCAGACATCATAGGGCGTGAAAAACTGCCCAGCGTGGTCATTGCCCAAATCCAGTGCCATGTAAAGCTCGCCGAGAAAGTCCTGATCTGGATTGAAATCCATGCCGATCACGACCTCTTGGAGCATCTGCGAGAATTTGAGCATTTCTTCGGGCTTGTACTTTCCGGCAATCGTCATATACGTCTTTTCACGCTCGGCAGCGTGGCTCCGGTCAACGGTATTTGAGATCGCGATTGCGGCGAGTGTTATGAAATCTTGCCAGATTTCCCAGCGTCCATATCGGCCGCAGAGGGAGTTGAAGATCTTTACAAACTCCGTCTGATGGGTGCTTTTCAGATTGTGCGGCACGCTTCTTCCCATGGCTTATTCCTCCGTCTGCGCCGGTTCAGGCGGTACGATGGAACGCTTGGTGACCTTGCCTTTGGTGGACTCGACACCAGCATCGAAGCCGCGCCGGTAGATGCGATAGAGGTATTTCGTCAGGTCTTCACGGTTCATGTGCTTGATGGTTTTGTAATCATCCCGTTTGAGCAGAGGCGGGTTCTGATTATTCATCGTCTGAGCCCTCCACATCGTCCGGCTCGTCGGTAGGAAGGACTTCGCGCGGATTCGAGCCAGCGAACGGTCCGACAATGCCGTTTTCCTCGAGTAGCTCCATGATGCGGGCGGCGCGGGCATAGCCGACGTTCAGGCGGCGCTGCAGGAGAGAAACCGTCGCCTTGTTTTCCATGCGGACAACGCTGACAGCCTGATCGTAGAGGTCATCATCGGCGGCGCCAGAATTGTCGGCAGTATCGCCGAGTTCATCATCCACGTCCTCCAGCTCGTTTACGTCATCCATTTCAGCTTCTGCTTCCTCATTGATGCCTTCCGCGTCTTCCTCGTATTCATCGTCTGCGGCTTCTTCCTCGCTGATGACTGGCATCATGCCAGCGGCAAGCGAGTGCTTTTCCAAGACGTCCTTGAAGAAATACTGCTGCCAGTATGTAATCATCTTCATCAAGATCGATTCGATCTTGGTGCGGAGCGTTTTTGAGATCGTAAACGTGCCGCCGGTGACGCGCGTTTCAAGCGCACCGTCTTTGAAGATCCACATCATTTCGGCTTCGGGGCTGATATAGCCTGCTTCCTCAACCGCTTCTAGCATGGAAATCTGTGCGTCCATGCCCTGAATCGGGCGGATGATGAAGATGATGGGGTAGCGGTCTTTGAGGAAGCGATAGGTCAGATTGTGTTCGTCACAAATACCCTGCATTTTCTTGGCTTGCGCTTCATATAACGTGATTTCACTCATTGTAAATACTCCTTTCGTTGTCAGTCGAGCAAGAACAGCGTTCCATTCCAAGCTGTCTTCACTCTGTAATTTTGTAGATCGGTTTCTTTTACGTACTTTCGGCCGAACAGCTCTTTCATGCGCCGCCAGTCATCCCAAGGGATTTTGTAGACTTCGTCGGTCGAAAAGCCGGCAACGACGAAGCAGCGGGCGCCGAGCCGCTGGTGTCTGTCCATGTAGGAAGCCTGCTTGTCGATAACGCGATCCTGCGTCAGCCGGTCTGTGGCTGTGAACTTGGCTTCAAACAGGACCGTCCTGCCGCCCTTGATTGTGCCTTTGTAGTCGACCTGCGCCTTTTTGGTGTAGCAGGCGAGGAATCGACCGTTGCCCTCCGGTTTGATAACCTTCATCGGCTCAGGCGTCTTTTCGATCACTGCATAGCCGCGGCCGCTGTAGTAATCGAAAGAGCCGTCAAGCCGCTGCTCGAAATACTGGCCCTTCTGGCGGGCGATTTTGCCGAGAAGCTGTCTTTTCGGGTCTTTTGCCATGGCTGCCTCCTAACCCACGCCGAAGTAAATGCCGTCGCAGTAGATCACTTCGGAACCCTGCTTGTACTCGGAGCACCAAATATAATTGCCATCGAGGTCGCTGTGATGCCCTTCGAGAACGTCGGCCGCAATGTCCCACGCTCGCTGCACGGCGGCGGCTTCGCCCGGCTCACTTGCCTTATCAGGCCAGACGATTCCGGTCACGGAGAGCATCCCCCATTGCAGACCGTATTTGTTGTCCATCAGAACGCCCTCGATGGTATCGGGGTAGCGAGGATCGGCCACGCGGTTCAGAACAACGTCGGCCACACGGTAGCGGCACATATCGCACACATCGTCGCCGCCGGCTTCCTGATAGATCACAATGGCAAGGCGCTCCCAGTCCTCTTTGTCCTGGCACTCGAAGCCGCCTCTCCCGCAAGGCTCGCTGTTTGCCTCTTGTGGAGGCTCTGGCAGATCGTATGTACTGGGAATATCGGCGGTTTCGTGTTCAACTTCCGCGAAGGCTTCGGCCTCCAAGCGGCTCTGGTAGGCCGCTTCGTCAAACGTCGGCGAAATTGTCACGGCAGCAACGGGTGTATTTTCGGTTTCACGCGGCATTGCAACCGCAAGCACCAGCGCGGCGAGCAGAATCAGCGCCGCCAGAAGAACAACCGTAGGCAGGTTGCGCCTTGACCATCTTTTCATATCCTCATCCTCCATTCTCATTTCCGTCGCCGAGCGCAAATTGCTGCGCGACGCTGGAAATCATCTGTTTTATGTCTGACGGGAGCGCCATATACTCCCGATCGCTCTTGATGCGCACCGTGTAGGAGCGCTGAAAGTTGGAAGCGACCACGCTTTGCACTGTTTCGGCGTTCATCATGCCCCATTCCCGGAGCTGCTGCGGCGAACCGACAAGCCGCTGAATTGTTGGCGGCAGACGGTCGTATTCCTCTTTTGCGTTGTAGCCGCTGTTTGCAATCGCCCGGTAGACCAGCGTCCACGCCTCGGCGGCGGTCATTTCCTTCGGCATACGCATCTTCGTGATTTGCTCTTTGACTTCGCCGATGTTCGGTGGAAACGTGTTTGTCCGTGAGGCGATCATGGCTTTTACTGCAACGGCAACGACCATGACGGGCTCATCCTTGAACATCTCAGCCCAGAGATCGACGATCTTGTTTGCCTCCTTGGGGCTGAGGCCGTTATAGAACTGCGGGTAGGCCGCTTTCAGAACCGCCAGAATATCAGCCGTTTCAAGCCTGTCCATTTCTCATGCCCTCCGCGATGTCAGTAAAGACGTTGCCGCTGGAGCCGCTGCCCTGATAGCGATACTGGCCACCTTTGTCCTGCTCCTTGGAAAGCCAAGCGTTGATAAACCGACGGATTCCGGATTTTGTTTTGCGTCTTTTGGGATTGTCGGTACTCCAGCTCGACATTTTCCGAAGCTCCTGCATGACATTGACGGCTGGGTACAGCTCGCACCAGCGGTTGTAATCCTCTGGAGACACATCAAAGAGCGACTTGTCGTTCAGAATGATGCTGATGATCGGCG